GGGAGGCAAAGGCCGCGTCTCCGCCTCCGCCGCTTTCTTCTTCTGTCCTCTGCGGGGCGTTTTTGGCCGGAATAAAGGGCGGGTTTTTCAGCACCTTCAAATTCCCGGAGACAATCGGCTCTTGCCCCTTGTCTCGAAATGTGACACGTGCGGTTCGCTCCGCCTCATTGACGGAGGAAACCCAGCCCGTCCGCACAATATTTTTCAAAACTGATAATTCGCTCATTAGTAGCCCTCCAAAACCCGCCGCAAGGTCACGTCGGTTTTGTACCCGCTCCGCGAAATGCTGTGCGTTGCCGTTTCGATGATGTATTTCCCATCGAACGCGCCGTACCCCGCAACCTGCACCGTAACCCCAGCTACAAGGCGCAAGTCCCCGGCCAGCTTGAACGACGCTTTGAATTCGCCCTTGTTCTTCTGCCGCAACCGCTTCATTGCCAGTTGCCGGGCCTCTTCGCGGGTGGAAACCTTTTCGTTGACTTCAAGGACCTGTCCGCTTTCGTCCGCGTCCCGCGGGGTGTAGGTATATTCAATCGTCGTTCCTGTGTTCGGGTCCGTATAGGACACGTGGCATTTGCTGTAAGACGCGTCATGCAAGCTGGTTGAAAATGACCAGTTTCCCACGTCCGCGCTCCCGCGTTGGATGGTCCGCACCGCGTCTTTCTGCTCATAGTCCGCCGCGTCGAAAAGCACGATAATTTTTGCCGTGACTTTCAGCGAGATTCCAGCGGCCTTGCAAAGACGCTGTAAAAACGTGATGTCGGATTCCTGCATTTGCTCTTTCCGGGGGTAGAACGGATTTGACGCGGATTCAAACATACAGGTAAGGCCGTTCGTCCCCGCGATCTCATTTGCAATACCGGAAAGGGTGTAGTTCTCCCACGCTTTCGTCTTTTTCTGCGTCCGTATGGTGGAGGAATAGGGGATTGACCCTGCCTTGATCGTCGCTTTTGCGGGTGGGCCGGACCCGTCCACAGTGTCTATTTCAAACACGCCGCAGTCAAGAACCCGGTCCTTTCCGTCGGATTCCCAGTTCTTTTGAACGATCACGGCGGAGATTTCCGCGCCCTTTGACGCGGAGGGCGTATTCAGCCAGTTTCCCAGCCATACGCCCTCCCGGTCGTCAAGGGATAGTTGTAAATCATCTGTTTTATCCTCTTCGTTGTCCGTGTAGGTCATCGAAAGAAGATTCCTGTTGATGTCTGCCGATATGTCCACACCCTCAAAGGTTAGGCGGATAACAGTTCTTCGCGCGTTCATGCCGTCCCCCTCTTCCACGGCGGCAACTCCGCCGAAACCTTTTCGTCTGGGTCCGGTATGGTCAGCACGATTCCGGCGGGGAAGAGGAAAAGGCGGCGGTATTCCGGGTTCTGCTTCATCAGCTTGTCCGTGTACGCTTCGTCGCCCAGTGTCTTATAGGCGATTCCGTCCCACATATCCCCGGCTATGGTGGTGTATTTAGTCATAATTCCGCCGCCTTTCGTCATCCTCCTGTTGCCGTTGCCGTTCGTCGATCTGGTCCAGCAACTCTTCGTCGTGCCTGCGCAACATTTCTTCGATGTCCTCCGCCTGCGCGTCGCTTCCCACGTGGAAAACGGGCGCGCTGTGGATTACAACCGACGATTGCCGCGCGCCAGCCGTCACCGACGGGGCCGACACGCTGGGGGCCGTCGCGCCCGCATAGGCCATTTGCAGGGCCGGAACGCTTATGCCCGCCCGAATGGTGTTTACCGCGTTTGCGAGGTTTCGGAAAATGCTTCCCGTCTCCGCCGCATTGAAAACGGTCCGGTTCCGTGCATTGGTCACAAGTTCCGCGCCAGCTTCGCCCGCTATGAACGTGTCAGGCGTGTTCTTCGTGCCTTTTGCAAAGGTCGGAAGCAACGGGATATTGATTCCCTTTCCTCCGATTCCGGGGACCCAATCAGGAATTTTCAGCTTGTTCAGGCCGGAGATCACGCCGTTCACAAGGCCGATAATTCCGTTCAGTGCGCCGCTTGCAATGCTTTTCAGCGAATTCCAAACGCCGCTGAATATTCCTTTTACGCCTTCCCAAACACGGGTCCAATCTCCGGTGAAAATGCCCGCGAACACGTCCACAATTCCTTTGATTGCGGTAAGCGCCCCGGACACAACCCCTTGAATGGTCTGTAACGCAACGCTTATGATGTTCTGAATGGTTGGCATAAGGAATTGAATCACCGACATAATCGCCGTTGCAATGGTGGAAACGACTGTTGCCAGCCCTTGCAGAACGGAAGCGATAGTCGGTGCCCACTCCGCGAACGCCTGCGCGATCTGCGGCAAAACGGTTTGAACAATGAAATTGAATAGTTGTTCCACAATCGGGCGGACGTAGGTGTTCACAAACTCGATGAACCCCGAAAGGATATTCCACACAGTTTGAATAACTGTGATCGCCCCGTCAATGGCCCCCGTTGCTTCCTCCCCGAATAGGTTAATCAGGAAGTCCCGCGCGCCGCCCAAATTTCCGTCCGTGAAGATATTCTTGATGGTGTTCCCGATATTCGAGATCGCCGCAACCACCTTGTCAAAGACAACCAGCCCGGCTTCCCCGAATACCCGCCCGATCACTTCACGCACTTTGTCCAGATTGTCCCGGAGGATTTGCACCGCCGAAACAATCAGCATAACAACGCCCACCACGGGCAGAATCTTTCCAAGGATTCCGCTGAACGGTCCCAAAATGGCCCCGCCCAGCTTTTGAAGCGGCCCGAACAGGGTTGACAGCTTCCCGAATCCCTTTGCAACCACGCTTCCGATCTTGCCAAGCGGTCCCGCAGCTACTACGGCCCCGGCCCGCCCCAAAATCCCGGTAATGGTCCCCGCAACTCCGGTGAACGCCCGCGTCGCCAGTCCTCCCACGCTTGAAAACATACGGGAGAACACGCCGCCCGCGGCTCCGGTAATCCCGGAAAACAGGTTTCCGACCCTTGTTCCGGCGAACATCTGCCCGAACGCGCGGCCTACGCCGCCCGCGGCGCTTCCGATTCCACCGAAATACCCGGTCACGCTTCTTGCAATGCCTTTGACCTTGCTTGCAAACCCCACGGCCTCCGCACCAGCAACCGCCGTCCGTCCTTTGAATAGGGCCATAACCTTTTGAATGGTCAGAACCCCGCCTTTCAGTTCAAGGAATCCCAGCTTCGTAACGGTTGCCGCGGCTTTGAACGCCAGCAGTCCGGCGGTCACTTTTGCAATGGTCCGCACCAACTCCGGGTTTTCCGCCGCAAAGTCAGAAAGTTTGATGACCAATTCGGACAACTTTTCCGCGCCCTCCGACACAAGCGGAAGGAACGCGTCACCGATCACGATTGCCAGCTTTGAAAGACTGTTCTTCGCAAGCTGTACTTTGTTCGCTGTTGTGTCCGCGCGGGCCGCGTACTCCGATTCCATGCTTCCGGCGTATTGCGCCGCGTCTCCAACCTTGTTGAAGGAATCTTCCAGCAGTTCGACGTTTTGAATCAGCGGCGCGATTGCGGCCACAGATTCTTCACCGAAATAATCTTTCAGGGCCGCAACCCGTTCCGCCTCCGGCAACTGCTTTACAGCGTCGATGAAGTCCAGAATTGCGCCCTTCGCGTCCACCTGCATTCGGTTCGCAAGGTCTGTCGCGGAAATCCCCAGCTTGTTTAGAACGTTCTGTTGCCGGGTGGTCACGGCGCTTCCCGCGGTCATGGTCGTCATAACCTTTTTAATTCCGGTTGCGGCCACGTCCTCATTTACGCCGACCGCGACAAGGGCCGCGCCCATTGCGGCGATCTCTCCGCTTGCAAAGCCCGCAACTTCTCCCAGCGGTCCAATCTTCGTGACGATGGTTGAAATCTGTTCTGCGTTTGCCGCGGTCGTGTTGGAAAGGTAGTTGATTTTATCGGACAGCGAAATAACTTCGTCCTGCGTCATGCCGAACGACGTTCGCCATTTTGCCATCCATTCGCCCGCCTGATCTGCGGAAATGTCGAACGCAACGCCCATTTTGGCCGCGTCCTCCGCAAAACGGGTGATTTCCTCTCTGGCAATGCCAGCCGAACCAGCCGCCGCCGCAATTTCCGTCAGTTCCTTTGCCGTCATCGGGATTTTTGCTGACAGGTCCAAGATCGCGTCACGCATATTGTAATATTCCTGCGTAAGCTCTCCCGTCCCGCTGTCTTTCAGCCCGTCAACAACCTTTGCCACGTCCGACATTGCGGATTCAAAATCCATCGACGCTTGAACAGGCCCGGCGTAAACCGCCGCGCCCAGCGCCGCCGCCGTCCCGGTAATAGTCGCCAACTGGCCCTTTGTCGCGGAGATCGCGGCGGAATTCTTTTCAAGTGCGGAATTGACCCGCGCCAATTCCTCTTGACTTTCCCGCAGTCGGTCATAGGTCCTGCGTAACCGCTCGTTCTCTTCGCTCAAATTCGCCGTGTTCACGCCCGCGTCGGACAGTTCAGCGCCCAGCGATTGCAGGCGGCTTTCCTGCTGTTCAATCCGCGTGGTGGTCTGCGCAATCTGCCGTTCGTTCCGGGCCAGCTTTTCCCGTAATTCGTCGGTCGGCTCTTCCGTTTCGCTGATCTCCCGTTGTAACCGCTCATGCTCCGCGGTCAGCCGTTCCAGCTTTTGACGGTTCGATTCAAGGGCGCTTTCCTGTTTCCTGTATGCGTCGATCTTCCCGGTGATGGAATTCAGCTTTGAAAGGGCGTTTTGCTGTTGCTTGATGGTATTCGTCGCGGCCTGAAACGCCGCGTTGAAGTTGCCGCCCAGCGCCGCTTGCAGTTTGAAGAGAAGTTCATATTCCTTTCGCCCCGCCAAATCCTCACCCCTTTTCGCGCTGTCTTTGCTCCGCGGTGACGGCGTTAATCTCCCGAATCCACGCCGTGATCTCTGTCGTGTTCATATCAAGCCAGAAGTTCACGGGTGTAAACGTGGCCTGCGCCAGCTTGAAGCACTCCCGCCGCCACCAGCGGGCCGGGCCTTTTAATAGCCCGTGTCGATTAAAAAACTTCTTGCCGCGTTCGTGATCTTATTGAAGTCCTTTAATGGCATAGCGTCGAGAACGTCGCTTCCGATACCCGCGGCCTTTGCCGCCATCTTCGCTTGAAAACTCCGGGAGATTTCAGGCGCAAGGGCGTATTCGTTGTTCATCTGCATTTCGTCCTCAATCGCCACCATGTCGCGGCCCGTCATGCGCTCAAAATTGAACGTCAGTTCGGTATAGGTCTTTCCGGCATACTCAAACGGCCTCTTGAACACGTGCGTATAAACGCCCGTGTCAGCCTGTACGGGCTTTTTCTGCTCCGCCGGGGTAGTTTCATTGCTCACGGCTTCCGGCGCGCCTGCGGCCTGCTCCGCCCCCTCTGCGAGGGTGTTTTTCAGGTTGTCACTCATGTTCGATTCCTCCGGTTCTTTATTTCAAATTTCAAATGCAGAGAAGGGCATAAGAAAGCCCAGCGGGGAGAACCCCGCCGGGCTTATGCCTTTCCAAGTGCTTTTCGCACGTCGGCCAGATAGTCGGTCCCGTTTACGTAGTAAATGAAATTGATAATGTCAATTTCAAGAACCTTTTTCCCGTCGATGTAGGTTGCGAAATAGGTTGCCGCATACTCCCCGGACGCTTCCGCGGACGCGGCGGGGGCCAGCTTGCCGGGGGCAAACTTCGTCGGTGTGACCATAAGCACGTGCTTAACGGCCTGCTGGACGAATTTTCCGGCGGTGTTGTCCCAATACTGCTGTGCGGCGCGCAAATCAAGCTGGTGATTGCGCGGCTCCGCCAGCTTTACCGCGTCCGCCGTGACGGACCGGAAATTCAGGGTCAGCGTCATTGCCTCGATGTGGCCGACGAAAGCGCCGTTGAACGCGCCAGAAATGCCCGCGCCCTTGACCTCTTCCGTGATCTGCGTAATTTCAGGAAGCGTGACTTCCGCCATCCCGTAAAACTCCGTTGCGTCCTCATACACGGCAAAGTTGGTTGTGCCGTTGTCAACTTTCATTTCCTGTTACCTCCTTACGCCGCCAGCGCAGACGAAACGTATTCCGCGTCGTACTCCAACACGAATTCGCATTCCTTCATCGGGCTGGGCGGGGTCAGATAGATGTGGAAAACAGCCTTTCCCGCCATAAGCGCGGTTTGGCTGTTTTCCTCTTCCAGAAACTCCACGCGCCCGCCCAGCAGTTTTTCCTCATTGACAAGGCCGTTCAGCCAGATATTGACCGAATCAACAATGCTGTCAATCAGGCGGCGGGTCATTTTCTTGTCGATCTTGTTCCAGTAGGAAAGGACCAGCGAATTAGCAACCCAACCGAACATCCGGGAGACGGAAATAAAATAGTTCTTTACGTCCGTGTCCGCCGGATAACAGGCAGTTTCATTGCCCCACAGCACATACCCGCCAATGAAGTTCAGCGCGGTTACAATGCCGTTGCTGTTCAGGTAGTTTGCTTGATTCAGGTCCAGCAGAACGGTTGTTCCGTCCGCGAGGCACGCCCGGTCGATCTGCAAGGTTTTGTTGGACGGGCTTTCCGCCGGGCAACCTCCGTTGTCCGAATCGGTCGCCGCCATCAGGCCCGCGGCGTGGACCGACGCGTGGAAGATGTAGTCGCCAAGCCCGAACATCGGCCAGCACAGAATTTCCGCCTTGTCGTTCATGTTCTGCTCTTTCTTCCACTCCGTAGCGTCCGAATAGTACGTGACCTCCGTAGTGTCAACGTCAATCAGGGCCTTTGCGCCCGTAAACACGGTGTTGATCGCCTCCGCCTTCGCCTTCATAATTGCGGCAACAGTGGATTTGTGGGACCAGCCCGGCGCAAGAATCAGGTCGCACACGATTCCGTATTTCGGGAAAACCTTGTCAATCAGTTCAAGGCCGGAATACTTCTTCGTGCTCGCGTCAAACCCGCCGAT